AATCGATAAAGAAACGATTAATCGCATTAAGAGAAACCATAATGATGAAATGGATAACTTTATCAAGAAAGGCAAGAATGAAGAGGCTGAAAAACTTGCAAAGAGTCTTGCAGCGAGAAATAGCATGTTGGATGCAGAGGAGTATTTGCAGCAGCGTATTAATAAGGTGAAGACTGATCAATTGAAGAAGATTGAAAATGCCCTCATGAAAGGTAACGTTGAAGAGGCTGAAAAGTTTGCAAACAAATTTAACAAGATGAATATCAATGTTCAAGGCGAGCAGTACACCTCTGATGTGGCTATGGAAAAATCAAAAGAATGGATAAGAAAGGAATATCTCAAAGAAGTTGTTAATGGTCTAAAAGCTCAGAACAATTTAAAAGTTGAAAAACAACTCGCGAAGATAGAACGTATCGATCCAACAAATGCCGATTTTCAGCGTGAAGAGGTACTGTATAGTGCAAAACAAAGCATAAGATATAGCTACTATCCATATATCAACAAAGCACTTGCCCGCGGAGATGTTGAAACAGCAAGAGTATATGCGCAGAAAATAGAAGCTCTCTATCCAGGAGACCGCAAGTATACCGCAGATGCAGTCATTAAGAGGAGTTATAAATACGCTACAAGGAATAAAAGGAAGAAGAAAAGAAGGTAGATTTTGAGGCTGTCGAAATGACAGCCTCATTTCTTTTAAAATTACTAAAGTAGAATTTATAGAAAGTGTAGGAGGCACATATGGATAAAAACAAAAGAACTAAGCTAAGAGATGGCATTGCAATGATCATCACAGGTGTAATCGCTGTACTAATGGTATTTGGGGTCAACGTCCCGGTAATTAGCGACACAGTGATAGGTAAGGTGGCATACGTAATTGCGTTTGCGATATCGTACGCGGTAAACCATTACTTCAATCACAACTACAGTGAAGAGGCGAAGCAATCACAAGAGTTGCTGGATTACTTAAAGGAAGCTAAAAAAATAAACGAATACGTACAGCATGTTGATAACTATGTAAATAAACAGCCTGTCATAGAGGCAAATACAAATGAAGAGGTTATCAACGAGGAAAAGACAAGCGAAGATAACGAGGACGAAGAGGAAAGCGAGGCGAAAGGCTAATGGCAACAAGACAGCAGTTCGTACAGACGGCAGTTAGTTATCTCGGAGCGGTTAGAGGTTCAGCTAAACATCGCCGCCTTATCGATATTTTTAACCAGCATAAACCAGATGGCTGGCCAATGAACTATGTTGCACCGTGGTGCGCTGCGTCTGTGTCCGCTTGGGCATACGAGTTAGGGGTTGGAAATCTAATCCCGGTCAGCGCAAATTGTGGAACAATGGTTTCTAAAGCTAAGCAGATGGGCATATGGCTTGAAAACGATTCATACACTCCGAGTCCTGGAGATCTAATCCTGTATGATTGGCAGGATTCCGGATATGGCGATAACGTAGGTGGACCAGACCATGTAGGCGTGGTCGTATCTGTTGGTGGCGGAATGATTACCGTTATTGAAGGAAACAAGGGTGCAGCGTCCGTTGTGGGATATAGAAGCGTACCTATCAACGGCAGATATATAAGAGGGTTTGTGAGACCGAATTTTGATGGAGTAAGCACAGCACCGCAAAGCGCTAGCTCTGGAGACTATGGGCTATATCATGTTAATTCGTCTGTTGGTCTTAATGTAAGAAAAGGACCCGGAACAAACTATGCTAGGATAACTACATTATCGAATGGCACGCCGCTTCGAATTGTAGAAATGAGTGGCAACTGGGGTAGATCCGTAGGAGCTGGTGGCTGGGTTTGTATGGACTATCTCACGAAATCAGGAGCAACATCAGCGCCTACATATACACCTAGTAACACGAGTGCATATGCTGTAGGTAGAACATATCAATTAATTTCTGATATGCGCGTAAGAACTGGTCCAGGAACAGGATATAGGCAGCGAGCATATTCCGAGTTGACCGCAGACGGAAAGAGACACGCACTCGCTGGAAGCCTAGCTTGCTTGCGTGCAGGTACCCAGATAACCTGTTTAGAAATGCGAGGAGATTGGATGCGAATTCCATCAGGATGGATTTGCGCTCGCCAGGGAAGTAAGGTGTATATCAAATGATGATAACAGCATGCAACTCTGCGATGGGTACAATTATTGACTTGATTATCGGAGCTATTGTCGGTATGCTAGGAGGGTACATAAGGTACTTGATAAAGAAACAAAAAGCAGAAGACAGTGTGAGAGAATGTCTTGTAGAAGGCATGATGTGGATTCTCCACGATATCCTAGAACCGATGTGCGATGTAGTTATAAATCGAGGCTTTGTATATCTAGACGAATACGAGAACCTAAAATCAAGGTTTGAAATATACGAAGGATTAGGCGGAAAAAACGGAATCAAGCAAAGAATGGTAATGATAGAGATGCTACCGAAAAAACCAAGAGGATGTGAATTAGAGTGATTTTGATAAAACGTGTTGCAAAAATCAATGTAAGTATTGAAAAATACACGATTTAGAATTANCAAATCTTCTTATCTTCTATTCTCTTTGATTGTTCTGTTCCGGCCACAGGATACCTCGCAATTCATTCGTAAGTGTAAATCTTTAATATTTATCTGCCACGACAATAGTGGCACACTCTGTGATTGATTATATCACGTAGCAATTTAAATTTGAAAATGCAACATTGATAAGTAAATGATTTTATTATATACTTTATTGGCAACTTCGTATGCTGCTGTGGCTCAATGGTAGAGCACTTCACTCGTAATGAAGTGGTTGCGAGTTCGATTCTCGCCAGCAGCTCCAAAAGTAAAAGCCTTGTAAATGCTGTAATTTCAAGCACATATAAGGCTTTTTTATTTAAGCAAAAGACAACAAATGATATGGCTAATGGTCTAAATTGGCACGAATTGACATATGAAGTGTTGCACCTAGTGTTGCACCTTATACTTTGCCGTAGTTGAAACAAGAAAAAATATAATATATAATCACCATCGAACGTACATAGATGACCTTTGGGCTCTATGTCTAATTTTAGGACTGGGCAGTGTGATGCCCTACCCACATATACAAATGAATATGTGGTTCTGCGCCGCCTAAAAGCTAGCATATACGGCGGTAGCAAGATAATAACGGTAGCTAGGGGCGAGAAATTGCCCACAGCAGACCTTTATTATATAGCGTTTATAGTAGTAGTCGCTGCACTGATCAGCAGGCGGATGAGGCTATAAACTTAATAGCACCTAGCGATAAGACGCTCGCGGAATGCCAGCGCTGTAAGTCTAGGAAAGGCCAGAGAGAACCGTACTGATTACGGTTGAGAGATGCCGCCGTTGCGGCGGCATCTTTTACTTTATAGAAATAAATAACAGAAGGAGATATGCAGTCATGAAATTAAAAGATAGGATTTCTAGATTCTTCAATAAAAACAAGAAGGCAAGATACTCGACTTCCCACAATAAAGTTGTTAAAAGATTAGATCCGTCTTTAGATGCGAAAAATATCCGCTCTGACTGGGAAAAGGTGGGTAACTCGATAAGCGCAGGGATAAACCAATATAAGAAAGAAATAGACATAGACCTTTCAGGATGCGAAGTAATCGGATATAGAGATGAAGAAGGATATTTAGTTTTACCAAAAGAATACGATTATTAAAAAAGTACACGCACGAGCGTGTACTTTTACTTTGCGTTAATCATATCCCAGCTATCATCTAGACTATCTAATGTTGTATGTGTATAGATATTAGCAGTCATCTTAATGTCAGAGTGACCCATCAAGTATTGAGCGGTACGAATATCAACACCTTTCTTCTGCAGATTGGTACAATACGTATGCCTGAGCGAGTACGTGGATAAATCATCACCGAAAGGATAAGGTGGTATAAGTTGATTCCTATACATCTTGCAGCCCATCTCTATATTCATATCTCGTACAAGACTTTTCCAAGCAAACAATCTCTTTTTGTGAGATAAAGTATTATTTTGAGATGTGGTGATTAAATGGCCGGTAGATCCAGTTAATAAATCGCTTAACATATCCGGAAGAGGTACATATCTATCGGCCGCTGCGCTCTTAGTTCCTCGTACATGAATATATTTACGTTCTTTACTAACAACTATATCTTCGTACTTTATCTTTGCTGCCTCGGAAGGGCGGCAGCCACATAGGTAAATTAGCATAAAGTATATAGCGTACTGGTGCTTTAATGCACATTTGACAAACACTTCTTGCTCTTCGGGGGTGAGGGAACGCCTCTTGTTTAAAGTGCCAGTAGGTTTAGATATGTCTGCAGCTGGATTAGAATTAATCAAACCATTATCCACAGCTTTTCTAAATATGAAATTAAGTTTCTGATACACTTGTCCTATAGTGTATTTACTCATACCCTCATACTTATTAATAAGAGATTGGCACATTATAGGGCGCACGTCCTTAAGTTTATAATGACCAATCTCACTAACTATATATTTCTCTGTAAAATCTAAATACCTATCACGAGCATCTTCGCTAGAACTAGTCTTGTAAGTCTCAACGCATTTCCTTGCCCAGTCTCCAAGCGTCATATTAGAATTAATAATCACATGATTAGCTTTTAGATCCTCGAGCCTTTTCTGATATTTCATTCCAAGTTCTAGCTCGGAATTTGCCCGGATGTAATACCGCTTACCGTCATATGTAAATGTTTTAGTAAATTTATATCTTTTCATCAAGCCCTCGCAGCATAACTATTAATTAAAAAAGAACCAACAGGGAAGCAGGCAAGACCTCCTATTGTTGCAAAAAGTTCATAATTAAAATTAATTAGGTGCCAATATCCAGGAATTACGAAAAGCCCACATACAGGAAATATAAACATATAAAGAAATGGACCTTGCGAATTAAAAAAACCGACAGTGAGCATAGCAAACACAAGATAGTTAGCCGATAAAACATAATATTCCGGCTTACATATAGCCAAGAACATAAATGCTGTAGGGAATATGTAATCAAATAGCGCCCATTTAACTTTTTCTGATGTGCTACCCATTTTAATACCACCTTTCTTACGTTTACCGTAAAATAACAATATCATCGGGGTGCCTAACGGTTATCTGAGGTATACCGTTAGATAATTCAACCTTTCCATACACAGCGATTGTGCACTGGTAGTAGTCACAGTGATTATCTGCAAATCTATATAAGCAGTCATCAGGAACAAAAACTTGAAACCTGTTTGAATTACCGGCATTATTTCCCATATAAAGATACACACCGTCCTCGCGGTCATCATCTTGAGAAACAATCTCACCTTTAATGCATGCATTAGTACCTACAAGAGAACGCGCCTCAGTCCAATCAACAGCATCTTCTTTTGCTTCTTCAATTACCCTATGTTCTTCAAAATCTCTATCTTCTTCCTCATCCTGGCTGCTTTCCTTGATCACTTTATGGACTGCTGAATTTTTAGCGTGCTGTTTATTATATCGGTCAGTGGAAGCTGCCCAGACAAGTCCTAAAAGGAATACAGCTATTACACATAAAACATACCCTCTAAAAGCCTTCATGATAGACCTCCTAATTAATTCCACATCTACACATACTTATGCAACACTCCGACACATCGCCCGATTATTCTCACTTCTTCGTAGTCAGTAACCATTGCATGATACTCAGGATTACAAGGGTTAAGTATCAACGTGTCGCCATCTTGTGTAACTCTCTTTAGAGAAGCTTCGTTGTAATCTAATCTTTCAATCGCATATATTTGATCTTGAACAAAATCATAAGACTTTGAAATAAA